AGCTAGCGACTATACGACAGGCGGTGACTTGTTCGCCAGCACCCTTAATACTGACCTAGACTCACAGACCATCTACGCACAGCAAGTAGCCGAGACCGCAGAGCGTGGCCTCAAGGCTCCTGTAGTAGATCCTACAGACATCAACATGACCTTGCCAGCTAAGGCAACTCGTGCTGGTACAGTCCTAGCCTTTAACGCAACAACTGGTAACCCAGAGGCTGGCCCAAGCATTGGCTCTGTAACCACAGTCGCAGCTCAGTCAGCCAACATTAATACTGTCGCTACAAATATAGCAAGCGTTAACACAGTTGCTGGTAATAACACAAACATTAATACAGTTGCTGGGATATCGGGTAACGTAACCACAGTTGCTGGAATTAGCGCTAACGTCACATCGGTTGCTGGCAACTCAAGCAACATCAATACAGTTGCTGGCATCTCAGGCAACGTGACTACAGTTGCTGGAGTCTCCTCTAGCGTATCGACTGTGGCTGGGATATCAGCCAATGTGACTACAGTAGCTGGTATCTCTAGTAACGTAACGACTGTGGCCGGTGTATCTGCCAACGTAACAACTGTAGCTACAAACATTGCAGCCGTTAACACAAACGCTACAAACATTGTTGCTATTCAGAATGCATCAACCAACGCAACCAACGCAGCCAACTCCGCTACCGCAGCTGGTAACGCACAGACCGCAGCCGAGGCAGCTCGTGATGCAACACTAGCAGCATACGATAACTTTGATGACAGATATCTAGGATCTAAAACATCTAATCCAACATTGGATAATGATGGCAACGCTCTAGTTGGTGGCGCTCTATACTTTAACTCTGTCGCTGGTGAGATGCGAGTATATACAGGCTCTGCTTGGGTAGCTGCGTATGTATCTGGCACAGGCTTTCTTTCTTCAGCAAACAACTTATCTGATCTAGCCTCTTTTTCTACAGCCAGGACAAACCTTGGCTTAGTTGCATCGGCAACAACTGACACCACTAACGCAAGCAATATCTCTAGTGGCACACTCGGTGCAGCCAGACTGCCAGCGTTTACTGGTGATGCGACTAGCTCTGCTGGATCGTCTGCTCTGACATTAGCAACAGTCAACTCAACTACTGGAACCTTTGGCTCGTCTAGCTCTATTCCTGTAGTTACAGTTAACGGCAAGGGATTAGTAACATCGGTTACAACATCAGCCGTAGCTGGTGGTCAATACTTTGGATCAGCTGCTACTAAAGCAATTGCTTATAACAGCACCACGATTGCTGAAAACATTACAACGACATCGGGCAACAATTGCCTGTCAGTTGGGCCAATCACAATCTCTAGCGGATTCTCAGTAACAGTTGCATCAGGACAAAGGTGGGTAATATTATGAGTATTGTTTTAGTAGGTTCAACTTCAGGTAGCGTTACATTACAAGAACCAGCTGTTGCTGGTACTACTGTATTATCTTTGCCAGCTACTACTGGCACTTTAGCTTTAACTTCAGGACTTGGAGTTACTGAAGCAGACCAATGGCGGTTAAACGCAAACATAACAAACACAACATCCGTTACTGTTTTTAGCACAAATTGGGAAAGAGCAGACACTTATGGTGCTGGATATGTTGGCACAGGAATGACCGAATCAAGCGGTATTTTTACATTTCCAAGCACAGGAACATGGTTAATACAAGTAGCAGGTCGTTTGGCTGTAAATGGAAGTCAGCGATTTAATGTTATTAATATTGAAGTGACAACCAATAATTCAACTTACGACATTGGTTCAGGTAACAGTCAGTTTGTTTCACAAGTGTCAAGCAATTTTACTGTTGGAAGTGTTTATGCTTTTTATATATTTAATGTAACAAGCACAACAAATTGCAAAGTTAGATTTTCACAACAATGTGAAGGAACTGCTGGAAACTGGGGTGGTTCAACAGTAGAAAATAACACCGCAGTAAACTTTATTCGTCTTGGAGCATCAACATGAAAATTGATTTTGTTCAGAATGCACTTAAGGCTTTGCGACCTGATACACCTGACTGGTATAGCTGGGCTACGCATGATGCGGATGGTAACAAAATACCTAACGACCAGCGTATGTGTTGGGAACACGCTATTGTTATTAAAGATGGTGTGACCAAGCCAACTAAAGCAGAGTTTGATGCAAAATTAGCGGAACTACAAGCGGCTGAAATTTCTAAAAAACAAGAACAAGAAACAGCAAAGGCATCCGCACTATCTAAACTAACTGCACTCGGCTTAACTGCCGATGAAGTTAAAGCATTATTAGGAGTAGCATAATGGCTGTCACACTAAATGCGAGTACATCCACAGGGCTAGTTCAGAGTGCGGATACAAGTGGAATTATTGAATTACAAAGTAACGGCACTACCAAAGCAACTGTTAGCTCTAGCGGTTTAGCGATTGGTCAATACAACCCATCTACATCCCTTGTTACTAGCGGTACTGCTGTAGCTTCTACAAGTGGCACAAGCATTGATTTTACTAGCATTCCTAGCTGGGTCAAGCGTATTACTGTAATGTTTGACGGAGTATCTTTAAATGGTTCAGCAAACATATTTATTCAATTAGGCACATCAAGCGGTGTTGTATCAACTGGATATACATCTACATCAATTACATTAAATAGTGCTTCAGGTTCTGCTGGGGCATCATCAACAAATGCATTTTTGGTTTTTGATGGAACAGCTTCTTATGTTTTTGAAGGTAGTTGTGTAATAAATTTAGTTTCATCAAATTCTTATGTATCTTCTCATTCTTATTTAATTAATACTACCAATATTGTTATTGGTTCAGGTTCAATTTCTTTAGGTGGAACATTAGATAGAGTTCGTATTACTACTTCTAACGGCACAGATACATTTGATGCTGGTTCTATTAACATTCTTTACGAGTAAGCCATGAATAGAATAGAAATTAATGTTGTTACTGGTGAGCAAAAAGTTATTGAATTAACTGCGGAAGAAATTGCTCAAGCACAAGCACAATATACTGAATGGCTTGCTAATCAGCCAACCAAAGAAGAACAGATTGCTAAACTGCAAGAACAGATTGACGCTATAAAAGGAGTAGCATAATGCCGATAACATTGAATGGCGATACTGGGATTGTTACTCCCATGTACAACGGGAGTATTACTGCTAATGCGGTAACTCCATCCGTTAATATGAAGAACCGCATCATCAATGGTGCGATGGTGATTGACCAGCGTAATGCTGGTGCTAGTGTTACTCCAGCATCTGGGGCAACTTATACTTTAGATAGATGGCATATTAATGGATCTCAATCCAGCAAGGTATCTATTCAACAAGATGCTGGAGCAGTAACACCGCCAGCGGGATTTAGTGATTATTTAGGGGCAACATCTACTTCTGCTTATACTGTTTTAACTAGTGATTACCTTAGCCTTCGACAATCAATAGAGGGGTATAACATGGCAGACCTCAACTGGGGTTCTGCTAACGCTAAAACAGTTACTTTGTCGTTTTGGGTTCGCTCTAGTGGGCTGACTTATCCAGCAACTTTTGGTGGTACCTTAAATAATTCTGCGTATAACCGCAGTTATCCATTTACATACACAATATCTGCCGCTAATACTTGGGAATACAAAACAATAACTATTGCTGGGGATACAAGTGGAACTTGGCAAACAACAACTAACACTGGAGTAAATGTTGGCTTTCAGCTAGGTACTGGTGCAAGTCAATCCGGCGCAGCTGGTTCTTGGAGTAGTAACGCTTTTCTAGGAGCTACAGGCGCTACTAACATTATTGCCACAAACGGAGCAACTTTCTACATCACAGGAGTTCAGCTAGAGGTAGGCTCTACAGCCACGAGTTTCGATACTCGTGATTTCACTACAGAATTGAGCCTTTGCCAACGCTATTATGAGTCTACGGCTGACATTGGAACTTTGATTACTGCAATGAACTCTACTTATCGTTCAAATTGTTCTGTGTATTCAACCAGTACTTACTTTGGACCTGTTGTTTTTAAGGTTTACAAAAGAGCTGTACCAACTGTTACTTTTTATTACTCTACTAACTCAGCTTCGTTATCAGCTTATACAACCAGCGGCGTATCGACAGTTGGTGCAGACCCTCAAAACATAAGTCAATCTGGGTGCAACGGAACTCTTTCAGGGATAACTGGTTTCAGTTTTGTTCAAGGCAACTGGGTTGCATCTGCGGAGTTATAAAATGTATAAATTAAAATTTAATGAATTAGAACAAAAACTAGACGGAGTTAAACGCTTGTCTGATGGTGCTGGCATCCCATTTGACCTAGACAACACCGACTACCAAACCTTCAAAAAAGAAGTCTTAGCTGGTGCAGAACTGCAAGATGCCGATGGGAATGTGATGACACAAGAACAAGCTAATCAATTTGTTGGGAGCTTGGCATGAACTTTATCTTTACATGGATCCTAGATCGCTTTGGCTTTATCCCCAGGGCAACGCTTGAGTTCCCTATTGAGAAACCAGTTACTGTTAAGCCAGCTCGCAAGGCTGCCAAGAAAGTAGTACGCAAAACAGTACGAAAGAAAGCGTGATTACTATGACACAGCTTACCGAAAAAGAGATTGAAGATATCGTTGAGAAGGTGACTGAGCGTGTCATCGAGAAGGTATATACCAATATCGGTAAATCTGTGGTCACCAAGTTCTTTTGGATTATTGGAGTCGGAGCTGTAGGTTTAGTTACATTCCTAGCTGGGATGGGCCATATCAAGATCGGCAACTAATGTGGCAGATCAGTTCGGGTTTCTTGATGGCGCAAAGGGCATCAGCAGTTCTCTAAACGCTAGTCGTGAGGTCAGCAAAGAGCTGTCCAAGAGCATTGCAGATACACAGAAAGAGGCATCCGATGTAGCCCAACAGCGCAACCTTGACAGGCGCAGAGAGCTGCGTGAGAACGAAGTCCGCAAGGAGCTGTTCTTAAAGCGTGTGCTAATTGTCTGGGAGCATGAGGAGCAAGTACGCAGAGAAGAGGCAAGACTGCGAGAAGAGTTCTTAAAGAAGTATGGCAAGCGGTGGGCTGAGGTTGAGGCTCTGAAAGCAAAGCTAGAGAAACAAGAGAGGGAGTTGAAGAAAGCCTTTGATTCTGATCTAGCCAAAGCCAAGTGGGCGCAGTTCTGGTGTTTCGCAGTCGCTGCATGGATAGCTTATTTTTTAGTATGGGGAAATAAATAATGTTTACTTTGTTAACAACTCTCGTTTCATTCTTAGCCGGTGGCTTACCAAAGCTCCTAGATTTTTTCCAAGATAAATCAGACAAAGCACACGAGATGGATCTTGCTAGACTCCAGATCGAGCGTGAGTTGGAGATGCGTAAGGCTGGCCTCGCATCCCAAGAGCGCATCGAAGAGATCCGCACAGACCAGATAGCTATGACCACAGCAGTACAAGAGCGTGAGTCGCTCTATGCCCATGACATAGCCATTGGCCAAGGTGCATCCACATGGGTGATTAATGCTCGTGCAATGGTGCGCCCAGCGATTACCTATGGAATGTTTGTCCTCTTTGCTTTCGTAGAAATCTTTGGTTTCGTATACGCTTGGAAGACAGGAGTTGATTTCACCATTGCTCTTGATGTCCTATGGGATAACGAGACACAAATCATCTGGAGTTCTGTAGTAGCTTTCTGGTTCGGTACACAAGCATTTAAAAAATGATTGACCCAAAAGTTATTAAAATGATTATTCACCACGAGGGTTGCAAAACGCAACCTTATCGCTGTCCAGCATTATTGTGGACAGTTGGTGTCGGAAGAGTAATTGATCCTAATCACATAAAGGTGAAACTTGAAGACCGCAAGAACCTACCAATCCCAGAGGGGTGGAACAGAACCCTCAGCATGGATGAAGTTAACAAGTTGCTTGAAGAAGATTTACAGAGATTTGAAAGCGGGGTACGCAGACTATGTCCTGATGGTCTTACTCCTGGGAGGTTTGGCGCACTCGTCAGCTTTGCGTTTAATGTTGGGTTAGGCAATCTCCAGCGCTCTAGTCTCAGGATGAAACACAATCGTGGAGACTTTGAGGGAGCCGCTGAAGCCTTTCTCGATTGGACAAAGGCTGGCGGCAAGGTTCTCAAAGGGCTGGTGTCAAGGCGCAATGATGAGCGAGCGCTCTACCTAAGCAACACCATCTAATACTTTCTTACGATTCTGCTTTGCGCTGGTCATTATGACCATCTGAATGGGCGAGAGCATCTCGATGGTGTCCTTATTCAGCGTATTGAACTCAAGCAGTTTCTTTTGTTTATCAGCTAGAGCCAGCTTGGAGTTGGCTACCTTGTCCGCAACTGTGTTGTATTGGCTAATAAACTCTTCAATGTTTTTACAGTTGACGGCATCCTTGCCTGGGATCTGTAGCCTAACTGACCCCGGAGTCGGAAGTGTTGTTTTTTCGCTACTATCAGGGATGTCCTCTTTAATCGAGTTCAGATCAACTTTCTTTGCTGGCATAGCTGTAGGTACTGGCGGTACTTTAGGAATCGAATCTAGGGGGTTTCTAGCGGTTCTAGAGGCAGCGTTGCCATCGTCATCCTCTGGCGCTATCCCACAGGCAGCCATGAGGCTGTATCTGCGAGCATAGGTCAGAGCGGATCCATACCCTTGAGGGTCTTGCTTGCTGGCTGGAACGTGAAGAACTCCACAAGAAAGAGATTCACCAGACTCATGCAGTAGCAATGTTTCTACATTGACTCCTGTATCAGACTCGTGGCACTTCTGTATCAGAGCGATGCCGTTATTGTTTAGCGCATCGATGACTGCCTCCACGCAAGCGGATAGGTCAGCATAGCGACTGCGAAAATGTGGATTAGTGGATGTCTTGAGTGCTGGCCCAAACTCCTTTTGAGCCTGTACTAATGCGGTTGATATTGCTTTCATTTGAGTGCCTTAATATTTAATGTTGATTGACGAATTGTGTAAGCCTCCTTGGCTGGCACAATCTTGGCTGGGGCTGCTTTGTAGCTACGCTGTGGCCACGTTATCTGAAAGTCACCAGCCAATGCATGGCTGTGGTCTCTCATCATTCCCATAATCTCAGTCTGTGCCTTAGCCGTTTCCTCTTCAAGCCTAGATATTTTTTGCTTGTTTTCTAGGATTAATTTGGTCAGCTCCACACCATAATCATCCAGCTTTACTAGCTCACTATCCGAGCTAGTAGACCAAGTCCTAGCTGCATCCTTTGGGCTGATGGGTGGGTAGTGGTCAATGTAGCCGGTGTTCTTATAGCGATCTAGTTTGTCTTGGAACTCTTTGCACGTTCTCTCAATGAGTTCTAAGGTCTCTGGGTGTGGTCCAAACAAGAAGACCCGCAACTCTGTGCCACGATACAGCACAGCGATAGCGCCCCATGATGCCTTGGTGATAGCCATCTGCGCTTGCAGTTGGATTGGCCCCCGATACAGGGGCAAGACATCCTCGGCATCCATAGCAGTTAGCTTGGCCTCCAAGACTCCTGTACCCTCAAGTCTTATAGAAGGCTGACCCACCACATAGATCCCACGCTCTGGATCGGTGAAGACCTCCTCCATGGATCCTGTGGCTGTGCCATCAAGACTGCATGAGATCGGCCACTTATCGTGAAAGTATGGTTTCTCGTGGTTGATGTCTAGCTGGTGGCAACCTAGCCTGTGAGCTGCCTCGGTCAGTATGGTTGGCTCTAGCTTGTTGCCCCAATCCATTGACTCGTTACTGATGTTTTCTAATTCCTTACCATCGATGGCTGCAATACTTGAAAGCAACTCATCGTTTGGCGAGCGATACTGGCTCATCCCACAAACCGCTGGGAGGCGGCTTGCGGAGAGCATATCGTTGGGAGTGACCTTACCTACCATTTAAATCTCCTCTTCTATTTTTGTTTCTAATATTGCTGCTAAAGATTGTGCATACCTAGCCACCGCTTGGCATCTGATGGCGGCCTCTTGGTAGTTGCCTACCATAGCGGCCGAGTGAATCTGCCTCATCAGACTGTTGATGATTAATAGGTATTCCGAATAATCAATCATTTTGTTTTCGCTACAGCTTTTGGTGAACTTGTAAGCCAGTAGCGTTTCCACTTGTGGGTTCGGTTGTCTGGCTCATGCTCGTACTGGTCAGCAATTCGATAACCGCTTGCTCTAAGTAGGTGTATGTAGTGTGCCAGGCGAGTAATACCATAGGTGCTAATAGCATCCCAAGAAGTAATACCACGAGCTTTCTTTTGCTTGAGATGGGCCAGTATTGTTTGAAGTTGCGTATCATTTTTGCTCACGTTTTTCATTCCTTGATAAAAGGTTGCGGTAGATTTCCCATTTCTTTTGATGCTTACTGCACTCGGATGGGGGTTGGAATCCATGCTTAATAAATGTGGCCATCACATCTGTCTTCTGCGATGGCACATAGTGCTTATTGATGTCGTATATGGTTGACATAGTTCTCCTTATGAAAGTGCCACGATTAAGATAAATGCAATGACCGAGAGCGTGGCGATAACGCGGTCAAGGACGCTGTCCTCTGGCTTGTACTTGTACAAGTCTTTGGAAGATTGGTTGTGTTGGTTCCATGCTTTCATTTTTTTAGACTCTCCATAAATTTCTCAGCGAGGCGCTCTCTGCGCTTACGTTGCCACCGGGTATAGAACTGGGTGTTCTGTACTACTATGTATGCACCCAACACAAGCATAGTGATTACAAGCAGACTGCCTACGATATAAACCAAGGCCAGAATGGTGGTGATTAAATCAAGCATATTGAACCTTTCTCAAAAGTTTTCCTACTTGGGCGGGATGCCATACATCTAAACCTTTAGCGGTCTTGATACCACGCAGTTGCAACTCGGCAGCAACTGTACGCAAATTAGTGCCTACCCGGCTAACGATATCTTGCAGAGTGGGCGAGACTTTCTTGACGTATGCATCGCATCTGTCGCTGATAGCCTTTAAACCAGCCTGTGAGCCGATCTGTGGAGTTGGTGAACCCAATACAGTTCCACGAGCTTTGGCAGCCGCTAGAGCTGATTTGGTACGCTCAGATATTTTCTTTGCCTCCCACTCAGCAAACACAGCAGCCATCTGTAGGAATGTGCGGTCAGCCTCTGGCATATCAGCTGCTACGAACTGCACGTTAGACTCAAGCAAGCCAGAGATGAAATGCACGTTACGAGCAAGACGATCCAACTTAGCGATAACGAGTGTGGCTTTCTGTTTCTTAGCCAATGCAAGAGCTGCTGCAAGCTGTGGGCGGTCTGTCTTACGGCCAGACTCAACCTCAGTAAACTCTGCAATGATTTCTTTGCCAGCAAGGTAAGCCTGTACGGCAGAACGCTGGGCTTCTAAGCCAAGACCTGATTGGCCTTGACGTTGTGTTGATACTCTGTAGTAGGTTACGAACATATTTAACTCCTGTGTCTCGGTGGTTAATTGCCCCCGGAGGGGCGGTTAATTACTTAACTTCTTTGTTAATAATGTTGACGATTTCAGCTGCTTTGTTATGGATGCTTTTATAAAAATTGTCGTACATAACAAAGTCATTCTTGTCTCCGTTATTTAACATTTCGATAATTGCTGTTAACTGTTTGTTTGCTGTGATTAAGTCCATTTTGTTTTCCTTTATTGGTAGTTGGTTGCCCCCTTGCGGGGGCGATTAATTAGGCTGCGTTAACTGTTATTACACCAGTTGCAAAATGTTGGGCAATAACATCAACACGCACAAATCCAACAGGAGCAACAAAAACTGCATGACCATTTTCATCAACAATTACATCTCCAACAGAGATGCTGTGCATTGGGGCCAGGCGAGTAATGCTGGACTCTGGGCCAATATTGCCAATATCAAAAACTTGCGATAGTGAGTCAGCTGTAATTTCTGCAACTGGTGCATATAAAACACGAGCAGCAATAATGGACTCAACTGTTGGGCGAAATGTTGTATCTAAATATGCGTCACGATGAGCGTTGAATTGGTCATCGGATAAGTTGATTTGATGTACTGTGTATTTCATTTGTAACTCCTCTATCTGGGTGGTTAGTAAATAAGCGATATCGCTTAGTCATTAATTTACCACAGCCAAAACACAGGTCAAGAACTAAATGTAGTTTTTTTTAACTAAATTGGTAGGTGTTTACCCTAATCTTATTACGCTATATTTAGTCTACAATCAGATATCTCAACCAAATAAGGCCAACAATGACCGAATTAAAGCCATTCCTGGTGCGGCTGCGCCCAGACGTTAGAACCTTGTTAGAACAGACTGCCCAACAGCGCAATAAGCCTATAGCTGTCATCATTAATGATGAGTTGCGCTCTGCTTTGAGCAAGCAAGGGGATCTATCGCAACGTCTTAACAAGATGCTTGCGTGATTGTCCTAGAGCTGCCTTTCCCGCCATCGGTCAATACTTACTATCGTAGGGGCGCTCATGCCACCTACATGAGTAAGGCTGGCCGAGAGTACAAGCAAGCTGTGGCTGAGTACATCTCTGGCGGAGACTTCCCAAAGATGGGCAACAAGAGACTGTCTGTCAGCATGGTTGTATGGCCACGAGATAAGCGAGTATTCGATATCGATAACCGCATCAAGAGCGTGTTAGACAGCTTGCAAGATGCTGGCCTGTTTGATGATGACTCACAGATTGATGAGCTGTCGATCTATCGTGGCTCACAGATTGTGCCGGGTGGCTCTATCAAAGTAATGATTGAAGAAATCAAGTAATGGGTACACACGATAAAGACGTATACACAAAGGCTGTCCAAGCTGAGTCCAGTATTACTGGCAAGCGCTGGTGCAGTAATTGTCAATACAGCGTACATATAGAAGGTGGCAATTGGAAAGTAAGCGCAAAGGGAAGAGTCAGGCGGTGGATGTGCAAGGATTGTTACCGAAGGAAGACAGAGAGGGAGAGCAAATAAATGTATTACGACCCATCTGTTTCGCTTGTCGTAAGGTTCACCCAACATCAAGGCTGGTTCATCTGCCGAATGGCAGAGCGGTTGGATCCTATTCAGACGAGTTTAGGGTGTACTGTGAGGCCAAATGGGTCTTTCGAAAGTTTAGATCCAAGCGAACTCGGCAACTGTACCTCAAGGAAGTGGCAAGGGTGCGTGGTGAGGCTGGCTATGCTAAGTTGTACGCAGCCATGTTAGATATCTGGAAGAGAAAGCAAGAGCAATGATTTGTGTGAATGATGGCTGTGACAGCTTTGAGATTAAGGTAGCTGAGACTAGGGCGCATGAGACTAAGAACTGGATCAGAAGACGTAGAGTCTGCAAGCAATGTCATTGTTCTTGGTGGACAGTAGAACTCGGTGAATTTGAATTGAAAGATAATCCTTTACAAACTCATGGCTAATCTGCTAAAAAGACAACTCGGGGCCATAACCCAGCCCTTGAGAATGGAGCATCACCAGACTCAGATAAACGCTACTGAATCGGAGGGGAAGACCAGCGAACAGCTCGGACCCAGCACTCTGAAGGCAATCAGTCCTAAGAAGAGCGATAAACGATGGATGCTCTCTGAAAAGAGATATCTCGCTTATATAAGCGGGTGAGGTTCTATTCAAATGAATTTTGATATCCCAAAGAAACCTAAGATTAGGATAAAGCCAAAGCCACAAGATCGAAGGCAGATAGCGATTGTGCCATTGCGAGCTGTGATGGATAAGAGCCTGAGTCTTGGGGCGCTCAGAGTTCTTTGCATGGTGTGTGCCTATGCGAACAGGAGCGGCATAACTTGGGTTGGTCAAGAGAGATTGGCTAAGGATCTGGGAGTCAGTCGCAGAACCATTACCGCCCAGATGACGAAGTTAAGAGAGAAGAACTACGTTGACCGGCTAACCAAGGGCGCACGAATGAGCCACACATCAACCATGAGGATTGTTTATAACGAAGATATCTCATTGGCTGATGCGTTGGCGTTGAATACTGAGGATGGAAGAAGTCCATACATGATTTTGAAAGAGGAGAGAGAGATGGCTAAGAAGGGGTCTAAAACGAGCGCTAAGGCTGTGAAAACACTCGGGGAATATGTGGATAGCAAGCGAGTGGTTGAGAGCAATGGTGAGGCAGTATTGGCTTATAACAGCAAGTTGGAGATAGTTAGTCTCTTATATGGGAAAATATATAAAGACAAGAAAACGATAAATGAACTAGACCTGAAGGCTATCGAGGTTGCAGAATCGATAGGTTTAACCAATGAGCAGTTTGCACATGACCTAGAGCTGTGGCTGAGAGCCAGACCAGAGCGACCAGCCTCCATCATTGACTACAGCCATGGCTTGTAACGTACCCAATCGGTGGTATGCATACGGCACAGGCAGAGGTGGGTGTGTATACAGAAAGCACAATGCCCTCTGCGCTTGGCCAAAGGCGGTCTGCCAGCGAGTGGCATACCTCTCCCCCCACCCTTGCCACTATGGGCGGGGTGTCCCACTCAATTTTTCCCCACTTTTTTAAGGAGGCAACATGGAATTAGTCGCAGACAATTACTTTTACGAGAGGAGCGAGTAAATGGAAGAGCAAGAGAAGTTGAAACGAGAGCTGCACAGTTGTAGTCTTGGCTTACTGAGACAGGGTTTCTCCCTACAAGCAGTTATTCATGCGATGATAGTGGAGTCTCAGAGGCTGTCGGAGTCAGCAAACGTAGTAGAGGCAATTGAAGAAAGTAAATTTAAACCATAAGTGAGGAGCAATAAATGAAATATGAAATGAAAGAAGGTAGCTTTACGCTATTCGTTAACGATAGAAAGCGTGGAGAAACAGATGCGGATTGGACAGGATCCATCAAGCTGGCTGATGGCATCGAGTATTGGTTCAATGCGTAT